TGCTTACCTTGTAGTAATTCTTTTTTAAAAGAATCACAGATTGCATTTGTTGTTATTGCCATAATTATTCTCCTTATTAATTTGTGTTTGGAGGTGGTGAAGGTATTTGTACTCTTGGTACACCGTCATCATACTCCGCTCGTCTTCTTCTACCCATTTGTTGTAGGGCAAAATTCTGTACTTCCTCATTGTACTTCTTTTCGTAAAGATTGTACATATCCATAGGACCTTTTAAAAATCTAAATGCTTCTGCTAATACACCGTGTAATAACATAGACTCTTGATATTTAGCCAAGAAAGTTTGGTTACTTGATGTAAATTCTGGTGGGTCTTTAATATAATTTATTTGTATTTCTAAAGCGGTAGCAGGCACTGGTGCAACTAAAATATTGAAATCATCCCAGTTTGCGTAATATTTAGGAGTACCTGTTTCTCCTGTGCCATTAAATTCTGATATATAACTTGTATCTCTTTTTTCCATAAAAGTTCTATTACCAGAACCATCGATAACCTGCACAGATCTTAAAATTAAAGAATCTGATGGTATAGACACATATCTGTTACTTGCTGTAAAATTAGAAGTAGCATATTTTCTTAAATCGTCATAATCAACTTTACCTGCAACATCTAATTCAACACTTCTTATAAAATCTTGAATAATTGCATCTGTTAAAACATTATTACTTACTTCAGTATAGTTTCTTACTTGTGTTAAAAAATTTGAATGTGTAATTGCCATTATGAAATACTAACCTCCACTTGACCTATTAATGATGACATTTCTCTTCTTCTATTTTGTAAAGATGGATCTGCAGGTTTCATAGCTGAGGTTCCTTGTGTTATAAAAGCAAATTCTCCAGGTAAAGATAAATTTGCTACACCAACAGATGCTCCTCCTGAATCTGATATTGTAACATCATTTGAAAATTTTACAGATGGTTGTTGAAACTTCATATTTCTAGAATTTTGTAAAGCTATTGCATCCGCAGTATTATGTCTTCTACGTATTTGTGGATGTTTAGGTTCAAACTCTGAATTATGAACTAATGAACCATTCCATTCCTTAACCATTTCAGTGTAGGGAAAAGCCATTCCTGATCTATCTGATATCGCTTGTGATCTTTTACCTGTTGCCCATTTAGCCATAATTATATTCCATTAGGGTAAAAAGATTGAGGTGTAATATATGTTGAAGCTCTTTGACCATCTTCATCTAATGCTCTTTTAAGTTGATCTTCATAAATTAATTTATTTTGTTGTACAAGTGTTGGTGCGTTTTTCATTGCTAAATAATAAGCAAGTCCTGCAACCATACAAGGTAAGAATCTAAATACCACATCAGCATCATTTGAGTATGCTCCCGCATCTTGTATTCTTTTAATTACGTAATATTTTAAAACAGTGTACGTATTTAAGTTAGGTGCTTGGTATAAATATATTTTAGGAATTTCTTGTCTATCTACATAATACTGTGACGGTTGACCTAAAGCTAATTTGTTTGGTAAGGCAGCATAGGCTGATCTATCTATTTTTGTTAAAGATACATCCTGTGTGTTTGCTGTATTAGCACCTGCTGCAGTTGAAGATACAAAAGCTTCAAGAACATCGCTTACTGCTGAATCTACAGCGTACTCAGCTTGTCCAGAAACTAATGTGTTTTCATGTAAGGCTACTTTCCAAAGGTGAATTCCTCTGTTAGCCCATTCTGCAAAGAGTAAATTAAGACTAGTTCTTGCTGATCTAAGACTGTGACCACTTGTTGTAGTCATCCCACATCTTTCGTAAGCTTCTTGTATAATTTCCTCTATAGATAGGTCAAATGCTGTTGTCCCTGAAGTCGCCATTAATATCCTTTTTACGGTTGTACAATTTCTTGGATTGTATCACTTTTTGACTAAACTTTGAAGACCTTAGGTTTTTTGCTATAAAGTTTCTTTTTTGCTTGTCGTTTTTTCTTTTTTTCACCTCTAGCACCTCTCAGTTTACCATCTATCTGTGCAGTCATTTGTCCTCTACTTATCGGCATAATACTCCTTTTTTATTAATTTATTAACCTCTGGTAAATAAATATAATTTAATTTACTTTTTTCAAATAATTCTTTCAAATCTTGCATCGTTTCAACTAATACTTCACCTGGTAAATTTAAACTTGTATTTATTAAAATAGGTACATTAGTCAATTTATAAAAAGCTTTCAATAAATTATAAAAATTCAAGTTGTTTTCCTTACTAACTGTTTGAATTCTTGAATCATTATTTTTTGATAAACCTGCTTTTAAAATATTTTTTTTCTTAATATTAAAAATATACATCATAGATGGTGATTCTTCAATTGGCATATCAAACCACTCTTTAGCTTTTTCTTTTAAGATGGAACAAGCAAAAGGTCTAAACCATTCCCTTTTTTTAATTAAATTTAATTTATCATGAGCTTTTTCATGTGTTGGATTCATAAGTAATGATCTATTTCCAAGACCTCTTTGCCCTTGTTCACTTCTAGATTGAAATATTGCAACTGGTTCTTTAAGTAAAACCTCAGATACTTCTTCTGGTGTTATCTCTATAATATTATGTTGAGAAAAAATACTTGTATCTATTTCTTGTGGTATGCCTAAATAAATTTTATCGTTAATTATTTTATTATTTAAAAAAAAATTTGCAGCACCAAGACTTAATCCAAAATCTCCATTAAATGGATCACAAAATAAATTATCAAATTTTGAAAGTAATTTTGAGTTAAAAATTACATTTTGAGCACATCCTCCTGTAAAATGTAAATCACCATTAATATTTAATTTGTTAATAAATTCAGTTAATTCATTTTCAAAATTATTTTGAATTTTTGCAGGTCTTTTATCATATAAACTCCAAGCCATAGTTTTCCCGCAATCATGTCCCGTTCCAAAATGTTCATCAGTAAATAATTCATAACGCTCACCAATTTTATTTTTTTCAGTTAAAATATGATTTAAATTTTTATCAAAAGTGTAAAAACTTTCATTTTCAAAATGATCTTCAAATATAGCTCCTCTACCATCACAAACTAAAATATTTTTTATATTTTTGTTCCAAGTTAAAGCACAATATGCATGAAATAAATGATGAAATTTATCAGCGTAATATACTATTTCTATATTTTTAAGTTTTCTATTACTTTTGATTAAATCACCCCATATTCCTAAACAATGATTCCAGTAATTATGACAAATTAATATTTTATCAATTTCAAGTTTTTCTATTTCCTCTATTAAATATTTATTTGGAAAAGCAAAATGTTTAAATCTATTATATCTATCTAATTGTGTGTGAAATATAATTTTATTGTTTTTTATATATGTAATACATCCATCGTGAGATGCATAAATTGAAAGTATATTCATTAAAAACTATACTAAATCTTTTGCCTTCCCAATGACAGGTTTATATTTAGTTTTTCCTTCTGCTTTGTAAGCCCACAAAAATTGTTTTCTAGGTTGATCAGATGTGTAACTGCAATGTATCCATCCTGAATTAGGTTCGCCTGGCGTGTAGAATTCGAGGATTAATTGATCAAAATTTAGGTTCATGTAAATCCAGTCAGCTAGTTCAGCATTATCTGTGCCTATACATTCAAAATCTGCAGCCTCAGCTTTTGCATGTTGACTGTTAATCGAGCTACCTATCTTTAGGCACAGCTGTTCGCTACGAAA